CATAATCGACGTCTTTTTTTTCAATGTCACTGTAACCGGCACGTTGTATGACACACAACGGGGTAATTAAGTACCATCGGTCTTCGCGCTGAAGACGTTTCCAAAACGAGTCACACGCATACGCTTCTGCATTACCTGGATTCGCAATGAGTTCTTTCAACCCATCCTCGAAATTCTGAATGAGCTTATCGTAATATCGACTGCATACAAGATAACAACCGGTCGTTTGACAATTTGCAACACGAAAACAGTCAGGAGCTTCTACTTTAAATGGCGGATAGTTATTACCTGAGAAAAGGACGACATCCCAGTCATCGTGAAATCGCGTGAGAAACGACGACACTTGATGAACCAATATCTCCGGATGAATGAGCAATGCGTCATCTTCGAACATGAGAATATGATCCCATCCATTCGATTTCGCAAGACGTAAACACTCGATGTGGCTTTTTGTGCAACCAATCGCGCCGCAATTATCGTCTCGAATCGCGGAAAACCGCGGGACCGGCGTAAATTTGAAATCCTCTGGATAAAGTGACGTCAGCTCTTCAAATTGTTTCTCGAATAATTCACGCCGGTCATTTCGCGTATCTAAATTGATATAGATCGCGTGTGTGATATCAGAGAACTTGCGCAACATCTAGTAAATGATTATTTTTGTAATGTTTAAACCATAATCGGCGAAAAGAATCAACTTAAAAATTATGACAGAAACAAGAATAATATGTTAACGATAACTGTGATGGGTGGATTGGGGAACCAGCTGTTCCAAATCTTTACTACGATTGCAGCTGCTCTTCGTAATAAAGATACGTTTTTCTTCATGCAACATGACGAGTTACCTAGATCATTTGGATTTTCGCGTTGTACTTACTGGTCTACCATGTTTCGCGGATTAAGAAAATACCTGACTCCGTCAACCGATGTCACTGAAAAAATGTTTCAATCATTAGTGCGTTGGGATGAAATCGGGTTTCATTATACGGAATTGCCGACAGAAACCCTGAAATATACAAAACCACTTCGTCTTCATGGATACTTTCAAAGTCATCGATATTTTATTGACAAATACACGGAAATATGCGAGCTCATCCAATTACGCCAACAGCAGAGTTGGATCAAACAAATTTACGGGAACGAACCGTGGAGTAATGAATACCCCGACAATCCAACGAAACAACGTATATTAGTAAGCATGCATTTTCGTATTGGGGACTATCTACAACTTTCACATATTCACCCTTTGATGCAGGTGGACTATTATTATAACGCAATCTTGCATATGATATCCGCTATCACTACATCAGATAAACGATACACCTTTCTCGTGTTTTATGAATCATGTGATAAGGACACTGTTATGAAAAATATAGATCATTTGAAAGAAAAATGCAGTAGAGGAGATATTACTTCCACATGTGATATCGAGTTTCAGTTTGTTCGTGAGACGATTGTTGATTGGCAACAACTTTTACTGATGAGTGTATGTGACCATCATATTATCGCAAATAGCACGTTTAGTTGGTGGGGTGCATATTTCAATCCCAATCCGGCGAAAATTGTATGTTATCCGAGTCGTTGGTTTGGTGAAGGTACGACACACGATACACGTGATATGTTCCCTCAAACATGGACGAAGGTTGATGTGTAATCATAACTTGAAAAAACATATGATCATTCTTGAAGGTATGAGAATATGTACAATATTGAAATTTTTTTCACGGCGTCGGTATAAACTCCCAATCCAGTTCAATACAGATCTTTTTCCATATCTGGTCTTGCTCTATCCGCTTCTCTCGATCTTTCAACATTGGAAAGAACGGTAGGAACTCGCGTCGGCCTAAGAGTTCACATAACTTGTACACCGTGTAATAATAATTCAGGAAATTTACACGGTCATCCGGACAAAACTTCGCATAAGGACCTTGAATCTCCATAAATAAATTGCATAGCCGGTCTTCGAGGTCGGGCGTCATCACTGGTGGTTTGATCCCTAGCTTATCTTTAATAAATGGAATGTGTTCGTAATATTTATTAAATCCGAGTTTCTTCATGATTTCTTTCGCTTTCTTATCGGTGAACTGAGAGATTTCAATTCGCTCCTTCTTTATTTGTTGCTTGATGCTTTCAAGGACATTATCAGGAATACACGTCGTCTCCTTCGCCTGGAACTGCGCGAGAATCTCTCGAAAATGGTTGATGCGTTTGTAAGCGTAAAAACACGCTTCCTTCGGCGGTTCTTTGTAGGATGGTTTCTCATTATCAATAAGAAAGACAACCTGCTTCGCACACTGATTACACACCATAATTCCTTCGCTTTCAATCGGAATCATTTCTCCCTGGTGACAAAATTGGCAAATATCCGTAGGGTAGACATATTTAGAAACATCCATATAAGTCTGATCGATACTTGCCAAGTATTTTTCGACGTTGTTATGTTGATTTTTGAAGAGTTCTTCTGTTTTTTTCGCTTCTGGAAGATTGAAGAATGCATTTAGGGATTTTGTTTTCATCGATCCACCACTTGTGATTGTTTTCTTGGTTTCAAAGTATTCGAAGATATACTCGCTGTTATTCAAGTAGTAGTTTTTATAGTCTTGTTGGTACTTTTTAATTGTAGCGTTGATTTCTTTGATACGGTCACGAATTTCGAGACATTCTTCAATGTTACTTGGTGGATTCGTTGCCTCGCCGCTATGTTTAGCTATATATTTAGTGAAGCTCCCGTCGCTCGGGGGCTGAACCCCCTTCAATACCTGAAGCCGTTGTTTTAGCATACTCCTTTCATTTTCAAGATCAGGAATAATAGTATCTTGTATATATTGAAACTCAGACTGTAACTCTTTATGTTTACTATCTAGAGTTGTGATACTCCTTTCGTCAAGAATTATCTTTTTAGGCGGTTTATATTTGAATAGCGACATGTGTACACCCTATCGCTACCGCCGCACCACCACAGGAAAAAACGTATATAAGAAGGTTTAGCATTTTTTGTTTAATTTGTATTTCATTCGATTCTATTCCATTTTTCGCGGAAAATATGTCAATTTCGCGAATTTTTTTTCTTTTTGAATAGTATAACAAGCATTTTACAATGGGTGGAGGACTTATGCAACTTGTCGCCTATGGCGCCCAAGACGTTTACCTGACTGGTAACCCCCAGATCACTTTCTGGAAGGTTTCCTACAAGCGTCACACTAACTTCGCCATGGAGTCTATCGAGCAGACTTTCAATGGCCAGGCCGACTTCGGTCGCCGCGTGACCTGCACCATCTCTCGTAATGGTGATTTGGCTTACCGCACTTACCTTCAGGTTACTCTCCCTGAGATTAGCCAGTCTCTCAAGAACACTGGTGGAGGCAACGTCTACGCCCGTTGGCTTGACTTCCCCGGTGAGCAGCTCATCTCTCAGGTTGAGGTTGAGATCGGAGGCCAGCGCATCGACCGCCAGTTCGGCGATTGGATGCACATCTGGAACCAGCTTACCATGTCCACCGAGCAGCAGCGCGGTTACTTCAAGATGATCGGAAACACTACCCAGCTGACCTTCATCACCGACCCCTCCTTCAACGACATCGATGGCCCTTGCGATGCTAACGCTCCTCGCCAGGTTTGCGCTCCCCGCAATGCTCTCCCCGAGACCACCCTCTATGTCCCCCTTCAGTTCTGGTTCTGCCGCAACCCCGGTCTGGCCCTTCCCCTCATCGCCCTTCAGTACCACGAGGTCAAGATCAACCTTGATATCCGCCCCATTGAGGAGTGCTTGTGGGCTATGTCCAGCTTGAGCACTGGTTCCGTCAAGGTTACCTCTGCTTACAACCAGTCCCTCGTCGCCGCTTCCCTCTACGTTGACTACGTGTTCTTGGACACTGATGAGCGTAGGCGTATGGCCCAGAACCCCCACGAGTACCTCATCGAGCAGCTTCAGTTCACCGGTGATGAGTCCGTCGGTTCCTCCTCCAACAAGATCAAGCTTAACTTTAACCACCCCGTTAAGGAGCTCATCTGGGTTGTCCAGCCTGACAAGAACGTTGACTACTGCTCTTCTCTCGAGTCTGGCTCCATCCTCAACCGTCTCCTCGGTGCTCAGCCCTTCAACTACACCGACGCTGTTGATGCTCTGCCCAACGCCATTATGGCCTTCGGATCTCACGACTCCGTTGTTAACGCTGCTGGAAACGCTTACATCAACTCCTCCGGTCTTTTCACTGATGCCGCCGCTCAGGATGCTACTGCCAGTGGCACTTCTTGGTGGCAGCTCGGAGACAATGGAGCGGCTTCTACAAACTACAACTTGCCCAACTTTGGACATTCTGGACCCACCTCCAGTGTT